AGCTCATGAAGAAACTCATACTGAAGCTCCTGCAACTACAGGTGAAACTGTTGCAGTAACTCCTAGTACTTCTGAAACAACTGTAACTCCAGCTCCTGTTACTCATGAAGAAACTACTGTAGCTACTACAACTCCAGCTGCTACTCCTAACACTGAAACTACTACAGTAACTACTCCTGAAACAGCTCCAGTAGCTGGTACTACAGAAGAAACTCACACAGCTGAACCAGCTCATGAAGAAACTCACACTGAAGCAACCCCTACTCAACCAGCTGCTCCAGCTACTACTGGAAATACAGCTTCCTCTACAGCTACAAATTCTGAAAGTGAAGAAGAATTAGACCCTAATATGATGCTTGACGCTTATAATGAAGGTGCAAACTAATCATTTGGGAAATATTCTCAGCCTCAATTTTTCGAAACATATTAGTAGCGAGCATAATGTTTGTTCGTTAGAATAATATTTTGAAAGGAGAAATCAATAATGGCTCTTTCTATTCAAGCCCAATTGAAAAAAGTATTGGCACCTTTTGCAAAAGCAGTTGGTGTTGATATCAAAAAATTAAAAGACAGTAAACAAGATAAACTTAAAGCTGGTGCTAACATCCACATTGATGAGGACGGTACTATCTCTGCTAGAGGCACCGGTGAAGCTGCCGATTTAAGTGCTTATTCTACTACTGAACAAGTTACAACTTTAATTGATGGTAAAGTTGCTGGTTTAGTTAAAGCTGATGCTTTAGATACTAAGTTGGCTAACTATGCTACCAATGCTGCTGTATTAACTCAATTAGAAGGTTATGCTAAAACTACAGAAGTTCAACCTAAATTGACTGCTGGTGAAGGCGTAGCTATCTCTGAAGCTGGTGTAATCAGTGCAACTGTTGCTGCTCCTGATTTGACAGCTTATGTAAAAACTGAAGCTTTGGAAACTGCTTTAGATCTTGGTGACCTTAATTTGGTTGCTGAATATGAAGCTGGTAAAACTGGTACTGCAACTACTGAAGCTGCTGATTCTAGTGAAACTGCAACACCTGGTGTACACCCATCTGAGCATTCTCTATAATAGCTTAATCTAATAAAATTGAATATACAATAAAGTAATACTAATGAGAGATGATCATTATGATCATCTCTCCTTTATTTAAATTTCTGAAAGGAGAAATCTAAACATGGCTGAATTTAAAAAAGCTATTGAGAAAACTCTTAAACCTTTTGCTCGTAAAGTAGGTTCTGATATTAAAGGTATTGAATCTAAAGTATTTGCTGGCAAACCAATTAACGTAGTAGAATTCGGTATTGATAATACTGGTGCTACTGATGTGACTGCAAAGTTAAATGAGTTATTTAAAAAAGTCCATGATGAAGATTATACTGAAGTAATCTTCCCTGATGGTACATATAAGATTTCTGGTCCAGTTAACGTAACTGCCCCAAGTGATCGTAAGAAATATGTATATATCCATGCCCAAAATAGATATAAAGCTAAAATTGAAATGCATGGTACTAGAGAACAAACTCCTGAAGGGCACAGTATCTATACAGGATTCCAATTACAACCAGAAAACTTTGAAGCAACTACAACTCGTGGTTATAATGTAAGATTTGATGGATTTGTAATCGAAGGTCATGAACTTCCTGCAGATGAAACTAATCTACAACCATCCACTTATATTTATGCTATTACTTCTTCGCAAGAAAGTCATGATAATTTCAATATTAGTGAGTATAAGTTATATAACTTTACTTGTACTAATATGGAATTCATTAATACATATTATACTATTAACTTAAACTATAATATTTTTGATGCTGATTTAAAAAATATCTATATTGATGGTGCGGAGTATCCATTAGATCTTAGTTCTAGTTATTCCAATAATAACTCTTTAGATAATATCACTATTAAGAACTGTAAGAATGGTATTAATGTCAGTGTTAAATGTAGTGTTAAGAATATCGATATCATTTATGATAATGAATCTATCTTTGATAATAATAATATACCTATTCATTCATTTAGTCCATATTTGATGTCAAATGTATCCATTAAAGGATTCTATAGTCTTGCTGCGGGTATGTCTGTTCTATTAATTAATACTCAATCAAGTACAATATCTGATATTAGATTAGATTTGAAGCCTACTGGCACTGATAATATATATCAATATGAAAGTTATGTACCTTCATTTATCGATTTTAGTCAATCTAGTTCTGAATCTGGGTTAGTTAATGTGTCTGATGTTACATTTGAAAAGTTTGAAGAAAACTTTGCTAGTGTATTTGAAAAAGTACCTAAATTTGCATTCTTTAATACTAGTATTCCTCTATCATTACATAATGTATCTGAATCTGATCATTTAAAATTCTTTACTGAAAAAGCTATAAATGTTACTTATGAGAAGTCTGGTTCTTATAATCTAAATTATAATACCAAGAATGAATCATTCAAACCAAGACCATATCTTGGTACTGATCGTAATATGAATGGTACAGATCAAGCATTAGCTAGTACATTTGGTGCAATCTATTTAGCATCTTCTGAAGGTACTCCATTAACTGGTAAGAATAACGAAGACTATTCTGAAAATACAGCTGGCGTTAAAGGCGATATCTTTACTGAATTAGACCCAGAAAAATATGGTCACTTTGCATATGTATCTACATATGAAAATACTACAAAAGTAACTATTTATAAAAGAGATTGTCCAATAACTTCTCTTACCTATAATTCAGATGATAAGACATATACTGCTACATTTGCAGAATTGCCAAAATTTAAAAATGGCACTATGGCTAATAAGATAGTTAATGTTGGAAGTATACTAGAAAATCTAGAATCTGGATCACTTGAATTTGAAATCACTGCAGTAAATGAAGATGCTAAAACTCTTACATTAAAACCTTATGAAGAAAATAAACAAGGATATGCTTTTCCATACACTATTGATGCTACTGGTACTACTGGTGATCCTGTATTCACAAATGGATTTAAAATAAAACCACGTAAAGTTAATCGTATGAAAAATATGACATACGTAACTGTACCAATTATTCATTCTGGGACTACCGAAAACCGTCCAACTGAGCACTTAGTTGTCGGTCAAATGTATTTTGACACTACTGTAGGTGCACCTGTATTCTGGAATGGTACAGAATGGATCCAAGGCAATAATGGTGGCTCTGGTTCTGTAGATACATCTAACTTAGCTACTAAGCAAGAATTGCATGATGCTATTGCTGCAATTCCAGCAGGGTCTGGTGGTTCCGTAGACACATCTAATTTAGTAACTAAAGAAGAATTTAATACGACATTGAATGCTATTAATGAAAAGCTTAAAGAATTACGTGGAGGTAACCAATAATGCCAGACACTTCTAATCAAATCATTCAAACACTAGAAGCTATTCATAATGATATTAAAGCTGCTAAGAATACTTTAAAAGAAAATAACGTAGAGTTGGTTTCCAACTCTACTTCCACATTAAGTACAGAGATTAATAAGATTCCTACTGCTATTAAGGAATCTAGAGAATTATTAGGATTCAATAGTGGTTCAATGTCTTTAAGTGGTGGTTTCTTATTTGATCCTAGATCATCTTATATAGATAAAGTAAATGCTACTATATTAGAAACTGATGATGGTACATATACTGTACCTAAAAATAAAGATTTTAGATTATCACTATCAAAATTACCAAATCCAACAGATTCTTCTAAAGCTACAATGGCATCTCTTGGTTATTATAAATATAAATTAAATGCAGATCCTTCTAATATTTCTTCTGTATTAAATAGATTGACTAAAGATTATATGTTTGGTGCTCTTGCAAATTCATCTAGTTATACTCCTTCAGCTCCAACTATTGATTTATATGTAAATGATAAAAATAATTCTATATCTATCGATACTAATAATATTGCTACTATTAATAATTTTAGTATGCCAGGGTATTATGGTAAATTATTTATAAATGATAAAGAAATTACAAAAGTTAAGACTGACGTATTCACATTTTCTACAAATCTAAATATTACAGATGTAGAATGCGATAAAATGATTATAAAATCAGATTCTATGTATCATATATTTAGTAAATTTACTGATATGAATATGGAAGGATTTCAGGAATTAACTAGTGAGCAATCTGCAAGATTTAATTCTCAAGAACCTGCATTAAGAATTAAAATGAATGATGTTAATTTTGAATTTAATTCATTAGCAGATGTCCCACTTTTTAATTCTGTTTCTAGATATTTTTTAGATGATAAGGCAACTGCTATTCTTAGTATAATATCTAGTAAAAACTTTAATAGAATACAAATTTTTGTAGAGGAAAATGAAAGTAATATCGCTAAATTACATAATAAAGATGTAATGCTTAATGTATTACAATTCATCAAAGTAAGTAATTTAGATGGCACTAAAATTTATAGTTATAAAGAAAATAAATTTATCCCAAAGAATGAATTTACTAGTATTGCATATAATTTAGAATATGACGATTGGAGTCCATACGTAAATTATGAACACTATGTATTAAATAGAGTTGTTTGTCTTCCTGGTGTTTTAGAAAATGGCACAGTGAAGCAGGAAACTTATGAACCAGTAAATGTACCATCATTTTGTCTTAGTATGGTTGAAGAAGACGGATATATACGTTGGACTTATGATAAAGATAATATGATAACATTTTTAAAAAATGCACCAGATTGTTATGATTTTGATTTATTTTCATATAGACAAAATCTTATTGGTATGATGTTAGGTAACACAGTTAGACGAGAAAAAGAACTTAAATTTAATTGTCCACCTAATAGTGATAATAAATTATTAATGCCATTATTATATTTTGGATATGGAAAATTAAGTGGAGCTAGTTATGGTGCTGGTGTATTAAATAAAGTTATTATAGATAAATGTATGCATGATGATATAGATGGTAAAAAGACACTTATAGATAATGGTTATAACCATTGTGGTTTACTTTTAGCATCACCATATGATACTAAATTTACTAATTATAGTGGAGAATTGCTAGAATCTGCATCTTTATCAGATGGCGTTATTATGTATAATGAAAACATAAAAACAGTTAAATTTAAAGAAAATTCTACAGCATATGTATCATTAATAGTGTGTCAAGAACCATATTTAAGACATACTGAAATGAATCCTGATGGGTCTGGTACTTTCTTTAAATTAACTCCTCCAGCTGAACCTGCTAAATTTATTTTTACAAATACCACTAAGGTAAAATCCGTAAATGATATTTTATTAACAGCAGGTGGTCAAGATGTTGTTTTAGGACCATACTCGACTAATGCTTTAGCTAAAATATGGGACAAATTTATTAATGTATTAGTACCAGAAGATTATCCTGGTCTAGGTACTTATGAATTTGAGCATTATAGACTTCCTGTATATAACTTAGATAAAACTAAAAAATATAATTACTCTAAGAAAGCATGGGAACCTATCACTGCATTAACAGATGATTCTAAACAATTATCTGAAATATATCCTTATTATTATGATAAAATTCCTGCTGGATTAACTGGTGTTACCACTGCAGGTTCCGTAATTGAATATTAATTTAGATAACTAATATAACAATATCTCAGAAGAGGATTAACCTCTTCTGGGTTTTCTTTTACAATATAGTAATTGAAAGGAGATTTTATTATGAAAATATCAAAAGACTTTACAGAAATGCTTAAGCAATCTTTTAGACACATTGGTAGTGATATCAATGCACAAAGACCAGCTACATTGTCTGATCAAACAAATATTACTTTTATTAAGACTATAGAAATAGATAAGACTGTAGTTAATCAATGCCAAGGGTTTACATATGACCCAACAGTTAAGAGATTCATCTTAGGGTGCTGTAGCCAAGATAACTCTAAACAACGTATCTATGAATTAGATGCCGATATGAATATTGTTAAATTTACTGATTTTGAAGGTATGGATAAACTAGGTCATGTTAATACATTATTTATGGATGGTGAAACTATTAGAGCTACGAATGGTGCAGCTAACGGTAGTCGTATTTATAATATTAACCGTAATGATTCTGGTGATCTTGTTTTAGGAGAATTTAGAGATTATCCTGATAAGTGCTTTAATATTGGTAAAGACTTAGATGGTTCTGGTAGATATATTTCTATCGTTCCAGGTGAAGATAGTAAGTCTCGTAAGATTAGAATCTATACTGATGAGACTATGACTACTAAGCAAGAATATATTGTACAAGTAGATGAAACTAATCTAGACTCTAATGGTGCATATCTTAAAGGTGATACAATCATCTTTGCTGTAGCACGTAGACTTATTGAATGTCGTCTAATTGGTAATGAATTCAAAGTTATTAGAGAAATTGAAATGGAGCCATTCTGTGAAATTGAAGATTTTGTTTATGTTAATGGCGATATTTATATGTGTGCCAATTCTCATGATTACGTTCGGATTTATAAGTATTCTTCTAAAAGGTCTTATTATAATCATATCAATAACGATTATCTTAATAATGGTATTACGGTTGGTAATCAGGTAGGCTACCATGGTAGAACTACTGATGGTAATGCATTAGTTATTGCTAAGGTTAATAATAAAAACAATCTAGAGCTTGGTGATAAGAGAGCTAATACAACAGTTATTGGTAAAGAGTTTAAGCACTATAATGGTAATAACTCTTATACTGTATTGACTACAGCTCATTATAATACTGCTATATATAATAAGGTTACTATGGATGAAAAGCTTAAGGCTCTTGATGACCGCATTAAAGCTCTTGAGGCTAAATAACAGTAACTTTATTGCCCCTAAACATTAGAGTATAAGACACTATTTACTCTATAGGAGGTCACTATGGGTATGAAAAATGTAGGAGCATTCCTAAAGGAAGAAGGAACGTCTCTTATTTTTAAAGGGGATGGAGAACTAGTATTCTATATCCCAGAGAATTATTTTAGAAATGATGGTCATATGAAGTATGCTGAAGAAGCTGGTGAATATGTAAATACTTTAGGATTATTCTCTTATGAAGTATTTGATTCTAAAGGGAAATCTATCTATGGTATTAAGCTATTCAGTCATCCAGTTCTTATATCTACTATGCCATCATCTATTGAAAAGGTAAAAGATTATATCTTAGATAAGAAGATTCCAGTTCCAGTAGATTACCGTATTCTACATTTTAAGAAAGATGATGTAGTTATAGTAAATACTGGTTCACCTGAAGATATTACCAACGTTGAAAACATGTTTAGACTATTCATGATTACTGGTAATATCCCTAATGTAATTGCATATGATAAATTACATTCATTCTTAATGGATTCCATTAAATTTAATGGTTCTTCTTTTGGTATCTCTGCTCAGATGTTTGGCATCCTAGTATCTGAATTATGTAGATCTGTTAAAGATGAATCAGTTCCATTCCGCTTAGCTAAAGAAACTGATATGCATAAATATAAACCACTATCAATTAAGATGGTACCTAAGTATATTTCTGCATTTACTTCCATTACATCAGAAAACTGGGATGATGCGGTAGTCAACTCTATTATCAATAAGAATAAAGTTGACTCTCCAATGGAAAAGATCCTTATGCAATAGCCATAATTAACATATGAATAAAAGTTTAAATAGTATCCATCTAGGATTCGTTTATAACTATTATTTAAAATCTATTAAGGAGGAAATAAAAGATTATGATTGGTACAAAAATCATTCTTGAAGACCAAAGTTATATTCCCTCTCTGAATGTAGCCGACTCTACTACAAGACCAATTGTATTTGCTGGTTTTACATCTGATAAAGGGACTGAAGAATATACTAAATGGCAAGGCGATGATTTCTTCGATCAATATGGTGAAATCTCGTTTGCTCGTCATGGTCAACCATTACTCCAAGCTGCTAACGTAATCAACAACGGCGGTATTGTTTATGCAAAACGTGTTGTTGACCCAACTTCTCGTTTAGCTATGCTAGGTGTAGTTGCTCATGTGAAAGAAATTTCTCGTCAAGAAGCTCGAATTAAAATTGATCCATTGACTGGATCTCCTATTACTAAAGCTGATGGCTCTTATGTAACAGTTGATTTATATTGGAAAGCTACTGATGTAGCATCTATTTCCGATCCAGCACAACGCCCTACATACACTAAAGAAGAAGCTGGTGTAGATGGCATTGCTGCTATGTATAAAGTATGTCAAGTTAACTACTCTGTAGAAACTTTGGCTGCTGAAGAAAACGTTCATGGTAATGACTACGTTGCTACTGCAAAAGCATTCTATGACAAATACAAAAACAAAAAAGATAACAAATTCCCATTGTTCTTGATTATGGATAATGGTCGTGGTGTATCTCAAAAGAATATTACTATTTCCTTTGATTCCACTTTGTCTCGTTCTGCACAATCTGCACGTTACGTATTGGACATCGATGAAAACAGTAATACATTAGAATCTATTGTATTCTCTTTGAATCCTTCTGAAGTTGAAGCTGGATACAACTTATTCTTTGATTCTGTTGTTAAACGTACTTCTAAGCAAGTTAAATGCTATGGTTATGAAGACCAAATGCAATTATTCTATGCTAAAGTAGCAGCTATTGCTGGTATCTCTGAAACTCGTTTACGTGAATCTGATATCATTGGTGCTCGTACTTGGAAAGGTGATGTATTCAAAACTTTTGAAGTACTAGAATCTACTAATGATGGTGTAGCGACAGTTAAACTTGATAGCTTTGCTGGTCATCCATTGACTGGTGGTTATAATGGTGATACTTTCGGTACATCTCCTATCTCCAACTATAAAGGTGTAACTGATGCTACATCTGTATATGCTACAGAAATGGCTAAAGTATACAATGGTGCTTTCAATGATGATATCTATGATATCGATAACAACCCAATTGATATTGTTGTCGATGCTAACTATCCTCATATTGTAAAACGTGCTATTGAAACACTTTGTTCTTTCCGTCAAGACGTATTCTATTTCCGTGATATGGGTACTAAAGGTCTTACTAACCTTCTTGCAATCAAGAATGCTAAAACTTTGAATACTGGTGGTAATAACCGTTACGTTGCGACTTATTGTCAATACTTCGATATCTTCGATCCATATACTCGTAAACAAATTACAGTTACTATGGGTTATGCTATTGCTCGTTTGATTTGTATGCACTTCTCTAATGGTCGTTCCTTAGTATGTGCTGGTCAAAGCAATGGTTGGACTGTTCCAGAAATCATCGAAGGTACTTTATCTTACGTTCCTAAGATTACTCCTGCAGGTGACCAAGTTGCTGAAATGGATGATCTTCGTATTAACTTTGGTAAGTACTATAACGGTATCTTCTCTCTTGCATCCGAATATACTTCTCAAGATATCTTTACACAATTAAGCTATGCTAATAACGTATTGTCTATCCAAGAGTTGATTAAACAAATTCGTATTGCATGTCCTAAGTCCCGTTATAAATTCATTACTGGTACTGACTTTGAAGATTACAAACAAGACGTACAAGCAGTTATTAACAACAACGCTAATAAATTTGCTTCTATTGCTATTGACTTCAAATCTGATTCTGCATATGCAGCAAACAAAATTGTTTATGCAGTTATCCAAGTATCTTTCAAAGATTTCGCACAAGCTGAAATCTTCCGTATCGTTGCTATTCCAATTGCAACTACTGTTAGTGCTAATGCTTAAGGGGGATAAATAATATGGCTGGACGTACTGCTGGTGCTGTTAACTTTATCTTCGACGGCACTAAAGAAATTCGTGATTTGACACAATATGCCTTGTTCCGTGGTGTAACTGACTGGGCTAACTTACATCAATTTAACCAATTTGAATCTGGTTATGGTATGCTTATCGTTTTAACTATCCCAAACTTCTTGAAAGCTTTGGCAGCTAAAAGTGATAAATACCAAAAACTTATCGATACATATGTGCATGTATTGGAATATGAATTCCGTGGCTTAGATGGCATTGATAACATGACTTCCGATACTGCAGAATTGACAAATGGTGTTAAATCCATTAACGTAATCAATAAAGTTAATAGCCAATCTGGCTCTACCTTTACTATGCGTTATTTCGAAAAATCTGGTTCTATCATGACTAAAGTTCATGAGTTGTTCTTACGTGGTGTTAAAGACCCTACAACTCAAGTTAAACATTATCATGGTCTTATTGAAGATGGTACTATCAAAGAACCTGGTTTTGACCAAGAAGTATTTAGCTTCTTATATATTGTAACTGATAATACTTTGATGAACGTTGAAAAAGCATTCTATATCGTAGCTGCTCAACCAACTAATGCTGACTTGAATATCTACAATATCGAACGTGGTGATATTGGCTTCAAAGAATTGTCTGTTGAATTCTCTGGTTTCCCTATTACTAATACTATCATCAACCAAAAAGCTCAAAGCTTACTTGATTGGGTACGTAAAGGTACAATTTGGGATGAATCTGAAATGACTTACTCTGGTGTAACTCATATGAAACCATATAGTAATATCCTTACTCCTAATGGTGAAGGTAACACTGGTAAAGGCGTTTCTTATACTGGTTAATAGATTTTAATAATAGAATAAACAACAGTGGACTAGGAGTTAATCTCCTAGTCCATTTATTCTTTTTATTTTTGTAACAATATATTGACTGCGTATGAGGATTTAATGAAGATAATTAGACACAAAAACTCCTATATAATACCTACTAATAAAAATTTCTATACATGCTTCGTGAACAAAACTCATCATACAAATCAAAATCCTACGCTTGATTAACGTTTAATAATATATACATGGGAACTCCGATTTTGGACAAATAGATCAAAATTCTTCCATCAGGGGATGGATGGAAGACCTCTCTTCTCAAATTGCAATCTGCTAAAATCACATGAACGGACTTCCTCATGCGTAGTCATTCTTTCTTTGCTGCTGTGGGCAAAGATAGTTTTCACCTTATCCAAATAAAAATAAACAACTTATGGTCATAGGCTTTAATAGCCTATGACCGTATTTTGTTGTATTAGTAACCACCGTCACCTTGATCTTGTTGTGTATTAGCAGCATATTCAATCTTAGTTGCTTCTTTAACACGCATAATCATTTCCATATCAATATAACTTTCAAGCATTTTACCTTTTAAGTTATTGAAGAAGATTTGTTTAGCATTATCATCTAAGTCATCAGAGAATGCTTCCATTGCAGCTTGTGCTACATCATTAGCATTTTGAATGATTTGGTTAGTATTAGTTAGATTCAAGAACATCGGAGTTGGTAAGTTAACTTTAATAACCGCTGTTGGATTATTAAACTCACCTCTATAGAGTTTAGTCATAATAGATGATAAGAATCTATTAGCAACTGTTTGTCTATTATAGATTTTCTTTAAGAATCTACTATTGGACATAGATGCTTGGATAGCATAGTCCATAGATTGTCTTGCTTGTACTATTTCAAATGGTACATCAGTACTATTGACTGCCATTGATTGGAGTTTTTCCATCAAGTCAGTCTGTGGATCAATTTGTTGACCTTGCATAACTTCAAACTGTACTGGTGCATTACCACTATTATCAGTTGGAATAACAAAGTCATTGAATCGACCTAAGATGTTTAATACATTCTTCATAGATTCCAATTGACGCATATTGAAGTTTTGACGTTTCAATTGATCAATAGTAGTTAATAGAATCTTAGAGATATTTGTATCAATACCAGATTGTTTTACATAGTATACACGACGATCTTGTGCACGAGTCATTGCACCAATAGTATTGGTGATATATAGACCAATAAATAACTTAGCTGGTATCATAGACTTATATAAGTCAGAGATACCACGGAATGTGTCAGGATCTAATTTATAATAGCAATGAACCACATCATCAGGTGGTAAGAAAGTTACATTATATTTATTCTTCTTACCTGCTTGAAGATCATGTTTTAATACCATATAGATCTCTTTAGATAGATCTTTATTAAGTTTAATAAACTTAGTATCAATAGCTGCAGATAGTTTACTAGCTACAGTCTTAACAATGCTATCAGAGATAACAGCAGAGTTCTTTGTAGCTTCTAGATCAGTAGCTACATTAATACCTAAAGCATTTACTGGTGTAGTTGTATCACTAACTGGGAAGTCATCCTCTAAACCAAATACACTATCGTTTTCAAGATAAGCATATCCTAGAATAAGGTCTTCAATTCTAACTGGAATAACTTTATAACGATTAAGTTCTTTAAAGATACAGCCATTTAGACCCCAGTCATCTTTAGTATTAATTCTATCTTGACCAGCTACAATTAAACCATTGCTTGTGGTATCATCATAGAATGGACTAGCATCTAATTTATCATTAGCTACTAGAGATACTGTACTTGTTGTAGCTTCATTGAAGTTTAATGCAGACTCTCTAATATGTTTAAGTCTACTAGCTGCAGTCTCATGAGCTACAATCTCTTTAGATAAAGCATTACTCATATTGAATGAGAATTCAACATCTAAAGATTGTTCTTTTTTGTTAATATTTCTAACAAATACATCTCCACTTTCTTTCAATGTAGGGGAGATTTTAAGAATACCAGATTCAGTTAGACTCATAGACTCTTTTTGTGTAGTTATGAACTTATTTTCTGGATTATCTAATAGCTTTTTAATAGCTCTTTCATATGGTACGATATAATAGAATCGTTCACCATACTTGGAAGTATTATAAATAATATCTTGGAACTTGATAAGTAAGTCATACTTGTCTTTAAGTATCTTAATATTATTATAGAATACTTCTTTATCACTTTCTACAGAGACATTCTCATCAGAGATGAAGATAAAGTCTTTAGAGAAGTGGTCAGATGAGATTACATTATCACATAGTACGCCTAAAGCATCTTCAAGCATAGGCATATATTTACAGATCATGTCAATCTCTGCATCAAATAACCGTAAGCTACGATTATTAAAGAAAGCATTATAAGTACTACCATCATTATTTAAGTCTTTGAATAGATTATCAAAACCATCTACAATTTTTGGATCATTCTGATATTCCATAGACTTAGCATATAGAGTGCTAATAGAAGATAGACCTGTAGAGTAGTTAATATCATTAATAATCTTACCCATAGAATCATTAATTCTATCAGTAAGATGATTTAGTTCGCTATCACTGTCTGGTGGTGTATAATATGTACGACCGTATAGATTAGCAAGACCTTTACGGATACTACTAAGTAACCCATCTTGCTTTTTTACGTTTTTATCTTCAGCCATTATCGTTCCTCCTTTGATTATTTAAATGTTTTCCGTATGCTAAATAAACGAATCTGGCTATAGAGATTGATTCTCTATAGCCAAATCCCCTAGTAAGGTAAGAATAACATTGACTGATTAACAATGATACCATTACGTTTAGTTATTTTAAATCTAAGAATATTAAAGTTCTTATTAGGAGCATTATATACTGTAGCTACTACATGATCAGATTTCAATGTAGGTATAGCTGATTTAGGTATATCAATCATATATCCACCTATATTAATTCTAAATGCTCCAGTAGATGCACTCCCAGCCATAAGTTCATTATAGCAATCTGTATTATGGAACTCATCAGTTCTAGCAATGATATTATCATCTATTTGATATTCTCTTAGACTATTCATACAAGCTTTAACATACTCAGCATCCCAATTAAATACAGATACAATTGGTTTATGAATAGCTATCTCAGGATTCTCAATAGATGGCTCTAATTGAGTAATCTTACCAAGATTCTTTAAGTCAGATATATTAACTAATAGGTTATTAATATGAGGACTTAGATCAACCATGAAACTTGTAGTCTGGAAGTATGATTTCTCTGGTCCTACACCAATGATTGGATTAATATAATTTCTATCATATAGAATCTTATCACATTTCAAAAGCTTACTTATAGAAAGTAAGCTTTCGATATCAGATTGGCTTAATGGGAAATGTATAACCATTATAATCCTCCTGGCATTTGTCGTTCACCATAGATTGCATTCATATTCATGCTACCGAATCTAGTTAAAGCTGGTACACATTCATTATATTCAACTGCTATTGGTTTAACTAACTCGCCTTTATTATATACTTTGAATTCATTCTCTGTAGATAGTCTACCAGATGCGAATAATGTAGATACTTGATCTACTAACTCAATATAGTTAGGTAAACCAAACCATCTATGTCCGATAGTTAAATGGTCTTGAGTTACAATATCTTCAATGATTGCAGAACTTGCATCTTTATCATCAGCAAATTCAATCTTACCAATCTCTGATGGAGAACTTAGATTGAATTCACGATTGATACTTGGATATAGTGAACTAAAGTCAAAGTCTACTAAGTTATCACATAAGAAGACTGGAATACCATTGATCTTTAATTTAACTGAATCATTAACCAAGTTAGGATCTGCTACGAAAGCACCGTCAAACTTCTCAGATGGTTTCTCTCTAGTCTTATTGATATTATTACCTACAACTAATCCTAGATTGAAATAGAAATCAATTTGTTTATTTCTTAGATAGATTGTTTGTCTATGTACTTTAGAGAATCTAGTATTATTCAATACACTAGAGTTATAGATATATCCAATATCATCTGTAGATTCTTCAATACATACTTGGACTAATACGTCGACGATGTTGTAGAATACAAATGTTTTGAAATCTAAAAATGGTAACTTAGCTAAGTCTGTCGTAATATGATGATAATTCAACTTTTGTACACCACAGATTTGAGCACCAATATCATTCAACTTAAATGATGCAAATGCAGATTGCCCTTTACGACGAGATGCAAATTGAATCATTTGGTCTAAGTATACTGTATATGCTGAGATATATGCATAATCACCACGTTCTGCATAGTTGTTTTCCATACGAGTATCAATGAAGTATTCAGCTTTAGGGTTTACTTTAAAGTCTGGATGACACATGATACTTTCTGGACGATATCCAAGATTACGAATACGTTGAATTAAATATGGAATATCGAACGCCATATTCCAAGCCATTAAGAAGTCAGGTTCTTCTGTATTGATTTGTCTAAATAGTGAGCCTAGTAATTGTATCTCTTGGTCAAAGAACTTCACGTTAAAGTTATATCCAAAGATATTAAACTTACGTTGTCTTGCTTCATCACCAATAGCAAACTCAATTAACTTTCTTAAATCTCTTTCAATCTCTCCACTAGCTACTTGGTTTTCAAACTCTTGTACTAATGGATTCTTAGGATCTCTAAGAATATACGTATTGATTGTACCATCATTAATATAAGTTACTACATTAACTGGAGCTTCACCTGGTTCTGGAAAATCACCTACAATATCAGAGATATCAACTTCAATATCTAGATATGCTTTTCTTACAGAGTGGATTTCATTCTTGAATAATCTATTAAACCAGAATCTATAATGGTCTTCAATATTTTGGTCAGAGAAGAATACTTGATTCAAAGTATGTAACTTAGCATTCTCTCTATATTCACCATTGGCAATATTATTTGTAAAGAATTTCATATTACCAGTTGCTTGAGCTATACATTTCTCTAATTCTCTATTAGGACATTGAATAGCTTCTACTTCATCTTTAGGTAAGAAGTCATAATGATGAGTCAACTTATCTGGATCTTTAGCTAAGAACCAAATATATTCTGGATCTTCAATTTCACATACGTGTTTCTTACCTGTATTATTATCTTTAGCAACTAAACTCAAAGATGGTTTAGTCCATTTACCGTTCTCTTGTTTAAAAGGTTTTGCAAAGAATGTTTGCAAAATTGTTAAGTCATAGTTCTTTGGAAACTGATTAAATATGTTTAAAATGTTAGCCATATTTAAAATCCTCCTTCGTATTTATACCTACTTTAATGTAACTGGGAGTTTAATTTTTAATAATTCGACGTTTTTAGGCAATATAAGAATATATGCATAGAACTTTAAAATAAACCCATAAAAGGAGGGAATATTATGCAATATACTGAAGCTATTACTGAAGGTAATATTACTGTAGAAGAACCTAAAGTGACTAATAGTCCTAAACCAAACTTTAATGGCTCTTCTGTATTTAATAAATTTGCTACTGGTCAAGGTAAAAAAATTGTAGTGGAGAATACTCCTATAGATGAAAGTACTTTGATTAAACCACGTAAACGTGGTCGACCAAGAAAAAATAAAGATAATGACGAAATCAATGTAGGTGGCGATGCTGAAGAGATCGTAACTAATAAGGCTTATATTGATTCGTATGAAGAAACTAATGATTTGATCAAAGTTATGATTGGTCAAATCGATGGACTTCAAGGAGAATTAAAGCAAGAGTTTAATGATATCCGTCTATCTAAGATGCGTGGTAAATATCAATATCTAACTGATATCTCTGCAACTATATCTTCTTTATCTAGTACTAAGCTATCTGCTATTAAAGAGCTTAACTCTGTTATCTCTAAATGTCATGATATGGAACTTAAACGTACTAAAGAACTTAAACTTGAAAATAGTGGTAGTGATGAAGCGGCTATCATGGGTCTATATGAAAATATTATCAATACTCCAAGACAACAACTTGAAACTGGTTTTATTCCACCTAGATTAGAAAGTGGTGATGTACCATTAATGGTTCAACAACAAGGTGGTATGGATATCTATCAACCTATGATGACTAATGATGAATTGTTTACTCCAGAACAAAATCGTATGATTATGGAACACAATCCAGATATTAAGACTGTAGTGGTATTCGATCCAAAAACAGAATCTAGAGAGTTCCGTTGTATGAATATTAAGACTGGTGAACAAATTACCAATATGAGTTTACCTGATCCATTCTTATTAGAAGATATGAACTTAAACTTCCAAACTGGTGTAGCTCGTAACTCTAACTTAAATATGAACTTCCCATTAGCTACCCTTGAAGGTGGAATGGTTAAACTAGTTGAATCTAATTATTAATAAAAAGAAAAAAAATAAAAGAGAAGAGTAGAGGTTAACCCTCTACTCTACTTCTTCTTTCATTAAGTTAGAGATCTTTTCAAATCCCAACTTCAATGCAACCAAGTATGGATCCCAATCCATATGGTCATACTTGTTGATATTTTTTAATGTCTTTAAGACATATTCTGATTCCTTGACCATATCTAATGGTTCAGTTGAAATGAGATTTTCTACCATTGGAACCATCACAGTAAAATGATCAGGATGAGCGGTAATGATACAACTCACAACATCATTATCGAGCATATCTGCGTTGAACTTCTTTAAGATAAGTTCAACCATATTTACTGTTTCATGCATCTCTTTATAAAAATTAAGTTTTTCCATGATATGAATCCTTTCTTGCCATGCGGCTACTAATAAACTATATATCATCATATCACC